AGTTTTATTATCATACGACAACGTTGTATTAACTTCCCGCATCGCGTTGTTAATTGCGGGTATTGTGTCTTTGATACCCTCGGCAACGCCTAATCCCAAATTGCGGCCTACCTCATCACGCATAACAGTCGACGGCGAATTGATACCAAACAGCGATTTAATGCCGTTTATCAAATTGCGGAATAGCGACTTAATCGCGTTCCAAATGCCCTTGAATATTGCGCCTATCAGCTGCGCGCCCAGTTCAACAAATTCGGGAATCGCCTCTATAAACGCATATATTATTGCAGCAATTATATCCGGCAGTTGCTCCAACCAAAGTGGCAAGTTATCAATCACCGCGCGCGTAAACGACTTTATAAATGTAATCACTAATTTAGTAATAAGCGGCGCATTTTCAAACAACATATTGATAGCCTCTATAATCGCATCAACAAGTTGTTCAATATATTGCCCCGCGCCGCCCGACTTAATCGCATCTGTAACAACTTGTAGGACAACACCTATTAGTGAAAAACCTCCGCCCATGCCCTGCAGCGCGCTTATTGCCTTATCCATTATGCCGTTGTATATACTTTCAGCGCCTTCCTCGGCGTCGTACATACTGATAATAGATGCCACCGCATCGCCAACAGCCTCAAACGCCTTACCAACTGATTTTGCGCCGTCGCGCAGCATATCAAAAAATCCTTCCCAACTTGTAAACGACTTCTTAACATACTCCCATGCCTTAACAAACCCGCCCGTAAAATACGCCCACGCATCACTAGCATGTGTCTTAAAGCTATCCCACACGCTACCCCAAAATCCTCTAACTTTGGTTACTTCTGTTTTAACGTCTGCAAGTGCATCCTCAACAACTTGCGTTGTCTTATTAGGTAAGCCCTCAATACCATCTGCCCAACCTTGTACAAAGTCTAAACCCATGTCCTCGGCCTCTTTGGACGGGGAGTGAATGCCTAGCGTTTCGCGCATCGCGGTTAAAATCTGCATCGCCTGAATACGGGTAACCTCGGGCAACTCCTCTATACTAATGTGGTACCCCTCAACAATTGCCTTCGCTATTTCTTTGCCCGCGTCGGACAAGTTTGCATACAGCTGATTAAGGACATTAACAGCATCTGCAGGCGACTGCGATAACGACCTCAATATCTTATCCACCTCATTTTTTAAGTCGACTTTTTCGTCAACTGTTAATCCCGCAAGTTTGAACGTGTAATTAAAAATATTATCGCCCGACCGTTCAACTTTAACTTTCGCAGCGTCAATCCCTTCAAGCGCGCCATTCTCTATTTGCTCCGCTACAGCTTTATCAATTTTAGCGTTGTTAATATCTTCCTTGACAGCTGCAATAATACTGGTTCCAACTGTCGCCCTACGTGTATCGGGGTCCTCAACGGCGTTCTTCGCATAATCCCACGCTTTCTCGCCAATATCTGTCTGCAGCACAAGCGACGCAACAATAACGCCGCCCGCGACACTTCCCGTCAGGCCTGCAACTGCCAAACCCGCAAGCAACGACGCGACTATATTGGCGCCGAAATTATCCCAACTTTTCTCGCCCGTCATCACGTCCTTAACTGCCATCCCTAACGATATGACACCAATAACGCCCGCTACTGCAGCGCCTAACGATATGCCGCTTGTTTCCATCGCGTTGTTAATCCCCGACAACAATAGCGACGGTAACGCGCTGATTGTGCTATTGATTAACGCAAGCCCCACGCCGATTGTAATTACGGGCAACGCTGTACCTAACGCGCCCAAATAATCGCCGTCATTAAGCTGCTTAAAAAATGTCTTAATCGGGTCAACGATACCCGCAACAAAATCGACCACCTTAGACGCAGCAGTATCTCCAAAAACGTCGCTTATAAAATTGGTAACCGTGTCAACAATATCGTCCTTATTATCTGTAAACCACTTTGTAATATTGTCTTTCAACGCTTTTAAAGCAGGCTCTAACGCGCTGTAAATTGCCTTAAACGTCCGCGCGACAGTACCCGCTAGATAACCGATATTATATATCAAATCCGGCAACACGCTATTATCGCCCGACAACAACAAGCCCAGCGCATCAACAATATTCGCCCACGTGTCAGTGAAAGTTGTCTTAATAGGCTCCATCATATTGCCGAAATTAGATATCGCAACATTTAATTTTAATTGCGCTTTTTCCGCCGCAATAAGTTGCGCGTTGTTACTGATATACAACTCTCCCAACTCTCCATATGACTTATTAAGCTGCGTCAAAATATATGCGCTGCGCTCCTCGACCGTATTCAGCTGCGTCATGCCCGCTGTAAATATATCGACGTCAATACCTGCTGACTGTAATACTTTAGTCAAGTTTTCAGTCATTTTTGCAGTGTTTGCAGTCTGCTGTATATTTTTAACAAGTTCGTTTGTTGGGATGGCTTTACCTAATTTCGCATATACACCCGCAAGTGTAATTATAGCCTCAGCGACATGCACCTCGCTGTTAGTCATTGCTGCAAGTAACGATATTGTTGTATTCGCGTTGCTATCAATATCTCCCAGTGCCGCGCTATAATTGATATACGTACGTCTAGCAGCATCTGCCGATAGCCCTACCGCAGAAAACGCCGTTTCTATCTGTATCAACTCTTGACGGAGAGAGCGCGTACTTTCAGGGAGCGAATTAACTGCACGCGCGAAAGAGGTTATAGACTTAACAGCAGCAGACAATGCATTGGCAACAAGCCCAGCCACAACGCCCTTGAACACGGTAAAACCATCGCCCGCCTTCTTAACGCTTGACTGCAGCCCGTCATATTCCTTCGCATTTTTGCCGACCGCCTTAGTATTCTCGTTTGTTGTCTTTGTAACGCTTTCAACAGCTTTCTTTTCGTCCTTTTGCTCCGACTCTACTTTGTCTAACATGCTGACAATTTTTCTATTTTCAGCGATGGACTTATCTAGCGCTTGCGAATACTTAATAATCTCTTTGTTAACCTTATCGACTTCGGCGCTTTCCTCCCCATATGCTTCAATAAGCGCCTTCTTTTTTTCTGCCAAAGTCGTTAATATATTGCGCTGTAGCTCTATCTGCTTCGGAAATATCTAATGTAATCTTACCGCCTAAATTTGCCATCTGAAACCTCACAAAAAAGACATTACTGTAAACTACAGTAATGCCCTAAATACGTCGCCGCGATGCGGCGCGACACCGTACGACTGCAGTTTACGCTCCAACTCTTTTTCTTCCTTGATTGTATAGTAATTAAGCACGGTTATAAAGTCGTCTATATTACTAGACAATACAACTGTCGGACTGCAGTGATAATTCTGAGCAATTGTCATCGCAAGTGATAACATTTCCCACGCCGTTTCCTGCGGCCCCTCCTGCGGGCCGTTAGTCAGTTTTTTGAGGGGTCTATCCCCGTCATTTTATTGACAACCTGCTTGACAACGTTAAGCATGTCACCGACGTCGCATCCATTAAGGACAGTATCTTTATTGATGGACGGAATAAGATAGCAGATAACGTCCGCAAGTCTATCAACAATAAGGGACAAGTCGTTAACGCCCTCAATATCCTGCAGCGCCTTCACTGCTTTAATAAACGTGTTTGTACTGACAAAATCTGTCCCGACTGTCTTTTCAAGTTCGCCGTCGGGCGTGTAAATGTTAATGCTGTATTTCATCATTTTTCTCCTTGTGTATCTAATAATAATATAATTCTGTCTTTTTGTACAAATAAAGGGAGAAGGCCTTCCGACAGTTCTCCCAAATTATTTAAAAAGAATTTTCTAATTCTCTTTATGCGTGTTTTATTTTTGTGTAATAACAATATAATATCTTGCCGTAGATATGTCAAGTAATATTTTGAAAAAAGGACGCATCACTGCGCCCTAACTGTTTGCCCTTAAAATTAGACTGTCTTCTTTTTGACGATGGTCGACAAATTAGACGGCGTAACAACCTGCTCAAAGAAGTCTGCGCTATCAACAAGTTCACTGACTTCCGTGTCCATCAGTATCCTTTTACAACCGACTGTATTCCCAAACTGGAAAATCGTTCTTACCGCACTATAAGTAAGCGTCATCGCGCCGACGTCAGTACTTGCGTCCTCGGTTTTCGCTGTTTCATTAGGATACCCAAATGTGCCCTTAAGAAACCAAACATAAATTTCTGTCCCGTCAACAAGCCCTATCTTTCCGCCGACTGCAAAATACTTCTCATGGTATGTTCCATCGTCAATAATAGCGCCCGTTGTAGCGTCAACTGTCTTTCCGGTGATATCAGCTATCATATCCGGCCTCAGCGCGGCGCCGTCAATTGTAACGGTAGTGTTACCTTCCTGCCCCGCACGATAGAAAAGCGCGTTGTCAAAATAGCTATCGTTGGTATTGGACTCCACGGCAATAGACAAATTGCCTGCTGGAATAAGCTGCTTAGGCTCTCCGACTGTATATGCGTCCGCTGCGTCCTTAGTAACTTCTGCGTACACAATATTAGATAGTCCACGTGTCAAAGTAAATTTACTCATTTTTTTCACTCTCCTTGTATATACTATATATATTATATTAGACTAGCTCCAAATACTCAAATGTCATTATCCAGCCGTCCAATTCGTTTTCGCCTGCGCGTAACAAGTCCCATCCTATACCATCAGTAAAAAATTTAGCATTTTCAAGCGCCTCGCGTATTGTATATTTCATTGTTTCGCGCCGCGTCGGGTCCGCATCATAATACGCCACTTCAAACGACCAAAATGTGGCATGCCTCCTATTGTCAAATATCGCGACGTCATTAGAGTCACTGCAATAGAATGTTATATATTGCTCTAAACTCTCCTGCGGCGCAGTACGCGCATAAAAACACGGCAGTCCTAACGCCTCTATCGCCTCTATCAAATTATCTTTAATCAATTATCGGCCTCCTATTTTTGTCCGCCCCGTATCTGTCTAACGCCTCATTAACACGCCTTACTTGTAACGCGTGTATTTTTTTTGCTGCGTTGTTGCGCGCCTTCTTGAGGAAAGCGCGTGGCGTTTCGCTCCCGCGGCTATGCCCTGCATTTGTTGCTCTATCCTTAGTACCGTAATTAAGCCATATCGCCTTAACACCTAACGCCGGATTTTTCGCATCGTATTTGTCAAATAACCATCCCGCTTCCGCGCTTATCTCCATCGCCGTGTCGCGCGTTATCTTGCAGTCTAGATTATCCCGTAGAGTCTGATACGCCTCCTTGTCTAATTCTGTAACGGCCAACATGGCGTCAATCTCTTTGTTAAGTATGCCACCCGACTCCAACAGCATTGATTTTATATCCTCGCGAAATTGCGTTTTAGACGCGTCATTTTCGCGCATTGTATAAATCCACCAGTCACTATCTAATGTTAATTTAACACCCATTTTTAACCCGCTTACACTTAAATTTTGACCATACATGACGTAATTCGACGTCCTCAGGCGCGCCGATTATCTCATACATAGCGCCATCAATTTCAACTGCGCAGTCGGGCGTTATGTCTGGACGGTACCATGTAACAATGTCAACTGTATCCTCAATTTTGAGTTCGTTGCCGTTAATAATATTAGTCCCGCCGTACGACTTAACATTACAATACAACAACGCAGCATATTCGCGCGTTTTAACAACTTGCCCCATGCGTTTTTCGCTTGTTGTCTTATACAATTTTACAGGCGTCGCAAGTTGCTGATACCCATTTGGCTTATAATTCATCGGCTGCTCCTATATCTCATACACGCGCCCGCAATTGGCCTCAAAGTTCTCTAAATCTGCCTGTGTAAGTTTAGCATATTCCGTTGACGGCAAATGAATTGACAACATTTTATTACTTTCAACGCAATTTTTCACGAACATACTACCGATACCCGCCTTACAATTAAGGAATGCAAATTCAAC